GCGCTAGTTTTGAAAGCTACCCGCAATACTTATACCTACCCACGGGCAAGCGAACAAAAGTCACAATAGATTTGTCTAAAAAATGGGTAGCAACTGTCCATGACAACGGGTCAATCACGCTCACGCCTAGCAAAAAGTAACTGTCTCATTGGGACAGTTCAACGCTAAACAACGTGAAATAACGTGTAGTTAGCCCCTTACTAAAGTGGACTAACATGTTGATTTTAATAATATCGTGCCTGCAAACGGAGAAAATCCCTCTCTCTCCGCCAGTTATCGCAAACCCTTGCAGTATAAGGGTTTCCGGGGGTATGCTGTTTCTTTTGAGACACAAGAGGGACAGTTGGCCACCATAATAAATAGAGACGGGAAGTTCTACGTCCGCGTTCGCAAAGCAAACTTCAAACCCGAAAACCGCACCTTTACATCAATCACAGCTGCTAAAGAATGGGGCTTACAAACTGAAGCCGCAATGAACAACGGATCGTGGGTCTCGGATCGTGAAGCACGTATCACAAACCTCGATGAATTATTTCGCCGGTACATCGCCGAAATTCACGGCATCAAACCTTTCGGTAAAAGTAAACTTGCTACTGTAAGAAGCACGGCTAGAAGAGTCGGGCATGTGCGTCTTTCCGACGTTACTCCCGCTTCCATTTTATCCTATGCAAAACAGCGTGCCGGAGAAATAGCCCCCTCTACCCTTAACCAAGAACTCACTTACTTTGCGCAAGCTATAGATGTAGCACGCACACTTTGGAATGCACCGATAAAAGATAACCCTGTGCGGTCGGCAATGGGGGTCATGTCCCAACTAGATATGATCCAAGGCAGTAAGAAACGTAATCGACGACCCACGGACCACGAACTACAGACCCTGATCCATCTAGCAAAAGACAGCTGGATTGCGCCAATAATTAAAATAGCGGTAGAGACAGGACTGCGGCAGTCAGAAATCCATGCCATTGAATGGTCAGACATAGACTTTACTCGTGGCACGTTGCTCATCCGTAACCGAAAAGACCCTAAGCAAAAGGCCGGAAACGACCAGCTACTACCGCTCTTACCTGCTTCGAGAGAGGCGCTCCTACGTGAAAAGCAGCACAGTAAGCAGGGTGGTAGGGTGTTTGAGGGCGTTCTGCTCGCGGCCAGTATTAGCGATAAATTCGCCAAACTCACAAAAAAAGCCGGGATAGAAGATTTGCGTTTTCACGACCTCAGACACGAAGCAATAAGCAGAATGTTTGAAAAAGGAATGACGATCCCAGAAGTCGCAGGCATCAGCGGGCACAAAACGTGGTCTAGTTTAAAAAGATATACTCAATTAAAACCGGACTCTCTTAGATCTGCTTTTGCAGGCCCGCCTGCATCTGAGCAACAACTTCGGTCGTAGGGAACAAATATTTCTTGCCCCTTTTAACGTACGGAAGGCCCACTTTGTCGGCGTACAGTTGGTTGTAAAGCGTCGTTTTTTGGATCTTTAGTACTCCAGCTAACTCAGCCACATCCATAAATGGTCCATATTTTTCTAACATCCACTCAATCACAGGCCAGCTCCTCTATCATGCGATCCAAGTACCAGCGTGCTTTACGCAGATCTTCCACTGGCTTGCCTTTGTAAGACATACGCCAGACGTATTTTTCTACGTTGCCTTTAAGGTAACCGATGAACTGTTCAGAAGACATTGAAGCTCGAATAGCATCAATGCATTCGATGTCCCCCGCTTTATAGTGAAGAGGGCTGTTAACTGCATCCATGCTGCTTTGCCTTTTTACTTATATTAGCTCGACTAATTATACTTATTTTTCTTCTTCTTACTACCCTTTGGCTTTTGGTTTATGCACGGTTGTCCATTATGCATTGCTTTTCTCCCTTACTCTGGTTTTGGGTTGGCGTCTTTAACAGCCTTGATAAAATTATAGAAGGTGCCCGTGCTGTCGAGAGATCCCGAATGTATGTCATGCCACAACATATCGAGCTGATCTTCTAAGCCCCCGTAGCCGGATTGACGGGACTGGCTCCACGTTAAATCTGAAGACCCTTCAACAACACCTATTACAGTTTCAATTTCTTGCGCATAGATAAAACGACGGGACTGAGTTCTAGGATTTGTGATTTCGCCGCTGTCGGTATACGGATACCAGTTATCACCTTCACCTTTAACGCCTTGCGGGCCAAAAATAATAGCCTCGGCGTCATGGTCCCACTGAACGTAAAGCTCCATTATCTTGCCCCCATAATGAAACCAGAAACCTCGTGGATGTAGTCACTTGCAGTTGAGTTATCTCCGCTACCTACTCCACCACTGCCTGTGCGAGTGACTTCAAGTTTCATGTTGACCGCACCAAGGGTCTTATTAGATAACGAGCCACTAAGCGCAAACTGCGCGTACAAGTTTGTGTTCGCCTTAAATCGAGTTTCGCCGACTAACTGATACGCGCTGCTAGACGTGGCCGATACGGTGTTGCCTACTGCAAAAGCCGACCCTGAGCCTAGCGTGTACTGAACATTAGTTAGGTTGGTTCCCGACTGATAATTAACACTGCTCACGGTATGCGTTTTTCCTGCGGAAGTCACTGTCTGACCCGCTGTAACCAAACTTGTTTTATTGCCAGAAAAGCTTGCAACGTAGACTCCGTACTGAGTAAAGACGCTAGAAACCGACCCCAAGGATTGGTTCCCGCCAGCTAAGTCCTGCATATACAATTTAAAGGAGTACGTCTTGCTGCTAGTCGAGTCGTACCACCCAGTAATTGACGCAAAAGGCTTGTGTCCATTTGTTGAATGAGTTGTTGCGGGGAGCTGCTGGGTAATAACAACGATCGTACCGCCACCGCTTGCAGTGCTTCCTCGAAATGCTTTAGTAGTCGTTGATCGAAACGGTTGGAGTACAGCAACGTCCCCGGTCAGATTGTCAGCATACACCGTGGTGCCAGACATAACGGTAGCGCTAATGCTGCCAGACGTTATTTGGTTGGCTTGGATAGCGTTCACTTGTAGCGCCCCCGTATTGGGGTCGGACGTGAGCGTTGTGCTGTCAATATTTAGGCGGTTGGTGCTTATCGTGCCCGCAGTGATCTTGTCGGCAGACAGGCTGGCAATCTTAGCGTTATCAATTGCAGCGTCACCTATCTTCGCATTAGTGATCGTGCCGTTCTTTATAAACCCGTCTGCAATGTAGACGCCCGCAGGAACAACCTCGCCGTTAATAGTCTGTTGGCTAGTAATAACAGAAAACGGCACGCTCGGGTTGCCAGTGTCAGTAGCAGTGCCTAGAAGCGCAAATCTATCAGCGTTAACAACGAACTCACTAACTATATTGCCCGCAGCCGTAGTAGAAGACGCTAGCCCAAAGCCTGCCACAGCTCCGTTCAGGTCCACCTTTACTGTGTACTGCGCCTCCAGATCGTCGCCGTCCGCCTTTGAAAAGAAGTTCTGCTGAACGGCTGCAGTAGTTGCATAGTCACCGAGCGTAGAAGTAGACACCAGATCCGTTGTCGCCGTACTGATCGCCGAGTTCATATCCGTTGTCGTCGAATAGTCGTTCTGCAATGTCGCAGTAGTCGCGTACGCAGACAAGGCGGTTGTCTGATCTGTATCGGTAACGTAATCGTCTAACGCGGTATTCAAAGCGGTGGTTGAAACAAGAGTAGTAGTGGCGTTAGAGATCGCCGAGTCAGCTTGCGTTTTTGTGTAATAGTTAGTCGTCAGGTTTGACGTTGTAGTGTAATTACCTAACGCTGTATTCAGACCAGACGTAGACACAAGACCCTGAGTAGCCGTGCTAATCGCGCTATCTGCTTGGGTCTGCGTGTAGTAGTTGTTAGTAAGAGTGCTATTTGTTACGTAGCCACCCAACGAGTTACTAAGGTCAGTAGTAGAGACAAGGCTTTGAGTCGCCGTACTGATAGCGCTGTTCGTCTCTGTCTCTGTTAAGTAACTGTTAGTCAGGGTCGCAGTAGTAGCGTAATCACTAAGATCATCAGAAAGATCCGTCTGGGACACTAGGTTCTGAGTCGCCTGCGATATCGCAGAAGTGGTCTCTGTCGAGGTTAAGTAGCTGTTAGTCAGCGTAGCGTTAGTCGCATAATCCGAAAGCTCTGTCGCTAAACCTGTGTTTGAGACAAGGTTCTGAGTCGCCGTGCTGATTGCACTGTCTGTTTGGGTTTCAGTTAGATAGTTAGTAGTCAGATAAGAGGTCGTGGGATACGAGCCAAGCGTCTGGTTTAGGCCGGTGGTTGAAACCAGACTCTGTGTCGCGTTACTAATCGCACTATCGGCTTCAGTGCTTGTGTAGTACCCATTGGTAAGTGTACTCGTCGTAACGTAACTACCCAGCGCGTTTGTCAGATCTGTTGTGGACGCTAGGCTCTGTGTCGCTGTACTGATTGCGCTGTCCGCCTGAGTACGAGTGTAGTAGTTGTTTGCCAGCGTTGCTGTAGTCGTGTAGTCATCGAGCGTAGTGTCCAGATCACTATCTAACACATAGTCAACCAACTCATCTGCAAGCGTCGAGGTCGACACCAAGCTTTGTGTAGCCGAACTAATCGCCGAGTCCGCTTCCGTTATTGTGTAGTAGTTGTTCGTCAGCGTAGACGTCTGCGCGTAGGGGTTGAGCGCAGTGCTCAGGTCGGTAGTTGAGACTAGGTTCTGCGTAGCGGAGCTTATTGCAGAATCAGCCTGAGTAATCGTGTAGTAGTTATTCGATAGCGTGCTATTCGTGACATACCCGTTCAGCGTAGTGCTCGACACGAAGTTCTGCGTTGCTTGCGAAATAGCAGAGTCCGCTTCTGTGCTCGTGTAGTAGTTATTAGTAAGCGTCGACGTTGTTACATACGGTGATAGAGCGGATGTCAGGTCTGTTGTAGATACAAGGCTCTGCGTAGCTGTAGAGATTGCCGAGTCAGTATCGGTCTCGGTGTAATAGTTATTAGTCAGCGTAGTGTTTGTGACATAAGAGCCAAGCGTAGTGTTAGACACTAAGTTCTGCGTGGCAGTAGATATCGCGCTGTTAGTATCTGTTGTAGTAAGGTAGTCGTTTGTCAGAGTAGCCGTTGTCGCGTAGTCGCTAAGCTCTGTCGATAGATCAGTATTCGATACTAAGTTTTGAGTTGCCGAAGATATCGCACTAGTTGTCTCTGTTTCGGTCAGGTAGTTAGTCGTGAGCGTAGAGGTTGTCACGTACGGGCTAAGACTAGTAGTTAACGAGCTGTCAGTAACGTAATCGTCAAGCGTGGATGACGCTACAAGATTCTGGGTTGCCTGTGTAATCGCGCCGGTAACACCTGTCGAAGTAAGGTAGTTGTTCGTCAGATGCGAAGAGGTAACGTAGTTGTTCAGGTCTGTAGATGAGGCCAAGCCAGTGGTAGCGGTAGCTATTGCGCTGTTAGTATCAGTCTCCGTCAAGTAGTCAGTAGTCAGCGTAGCCGTAGTAGCGTATGGCGATAGCGCCGTCGCTAAAGCCGAAGTCGAAACGAGCGATTGAGTAGCCGTACTGATTGCAGACGTCATGTCTGACGACGTTGAGTAGTTCGTAGTTAGGTGAGAACTAGTGACGTAGTTGTTCAGTGTGGTTGACGCGACCAAACCGGTTGTAGCCGTCGTAATCGCACTATTCATATCAGCTGTTGTTGAATAGCTGTTGACTAATAGCGATCGAGTGGCGGGCAGACCAGTAGTAGTATCGTTAACGGTCGACTGCAGACCAGCGATGGCTTGAGCAGCAGCCGACGAGGACGAGCTACTGACTGTATTTAGCGACGTAATAGAAGCCGAGTTAGCCGATACGACATCTGCTAGGCTGTCGTAATTGCCTATTAAGTCCCAATACGTTGTGTTGGTCGGTAGGTTACCCGACGTCGCTTGGCTTGCTCTGTATAGGCTGTCGCTATAGGTTACCAAGTCGCCCGTAGCGTACGAAGTAGACCCGGAATAGGCAGAAACTCCGACAATGTCGTTGATCTGACTCTGAAGCGTGTTCGCCGAGTTCGTAATCGCTGTGGCTCTAGCAGATGCCTCAGCAGTTATCGCGGTTGCACGAGCAGTTGACTCTGCTCCTACAGCAGTTGAGATCGCTGTTCCACGATTGACTACTTCAGCTGCAACAGAGCTAGAGATCGCGCTGTTCCTGTCTATAACCTCCTGATCAATTGCAGCAGTGATAGCTAGACCACGAGACACGGCTTCTGCTGCTATGGCCGCAGCGCGAGCGTTCGCCTCTGCAGCTACTTGCGCTGCAACAGAGCCTGCCACATCTGCAGCTGAGTCAATCAGGTCGATTCTGGATGTCAAAGAACTGGCTAACTCGGAGTTGGTGATCGCCCCTGTAATTATCCCCAGAATGTGAGCCACATCAGTGGCTGTAGCTATCTGCAGTCCTGCCGAAGCGTGATATGGCCCCGGTACACTGTTGGTGTTTACATGCCGCAACCAGTAGTAGCGCGTAAGCCCTGCGCCTATTGGGTCAACAAAAGATATGCCACTACTAACGCCTACAAGAATAGCGTCCCCGATAGTGTCACTATCGAAACGCCAGATCTCTGTAAAAGAGTGCCCTCTATAGGTAGGTAGATCCCAATAAACTTGAGCTACAGCGTACCCGCCCGCTCCAGTAACGCCCGTAGGCGCAGTAGGCGTTTCTACATCGCCCGAGTTAGTAGCTTGCGGATTACCAAAATCGTTAGATGGGTTATTAGGGTTGAACGGGTTGTTAGCTAAATCAACGGCAAGACCTGTATCAATAAGCTCACGAAGGGTAATAGCACGATCGCGTACATCGCCCCTTCTTCCCAGCCTAATTTCAAGTGCTTCAGAAAGACTATCAAGATATCTCCTTAACTGTATGGAAACGTCCGAAGGCGGTTTAGGTATCCCCGGAACCTTCGTCGGTTTAATTGTCCGTACAGTCATAGGGCTGCTATCTCGTCCATACTTTGGGCGAGACAGACCTCATCGATATCTACAGCACCTTCTACTTCTACCTCCCAGACTTGGCCTACAACAGCAGGCAATCTCATAATAGGCTCACGTAACGTGCCCGACGAAGCGCCGGACGGGACAGTCACTGACTGCGTGTACGCGTTGTTTGAATAAGAAAGCGAGTAAACAGCGATCTGCACCCCATCGGCCCAAACTCGCACAGTGATTGGATAGTCCTGAGCGTGAACCGACACCCACCCCATGCTTACTGGTTTAGGCGTGACGTACTGTTTAGACTTCCATTTTAAGGTTTTATTGGCTGTGCCACCACGGTACTTTTTGATCTTATTACCAATGATTATGTACAGCTCCCCATCTTTAGGGTGCATATACCCGCCGCGAACCTCGCCCGTATAACTAAGACTAGAAAGCGTAGCCTCCTCTCCTCTTGGGTCGTACACAAAGCCGCCCCCATTCCAGAAAGCGACGTACGTGTTCTCGTGTCGAAAGGCTCTAAAAGTCGTCGGATTAAAGTCGGCGTTCCACTGCTTTACCGATATAAGGCCATTAGTAACAACTTCTCCGTCACCCCCGGACACTGCGACTAAGCCGTCTGGCCCTGCGTACAGTAAGTACTCGCCCATGTCGACAACGCTCTGGCTATTTACGCAAGCCTGAGCGACGTCAAGCTTGACCGCCGTCATCGCACTGGGGTCAACACCAGTAACAAAGTAAGGAGCGCCATCAGTTAGAGCAACGACCCCGTTAGTCACAGAGCCTATGGCTACAATGTCTTCTTCAAGCGTTATTCTGTAGTCGATGGGCCATGCGTGGGGCAGAAAAGGCTCGCTGAGGCACAGTCTCTTTCCAGTGAAACCAGCAAAAACGCCGTTAGCAACAGCGATAAGACCGGAAAGTGGACCATTAGGGTACAGGCTTGTGTCGTCATCTGGCGGACCAATCCAAGTACCACTAGGAAGTACTTCACCCAAAGCAAAGGATTCAGAACTGTCGTCATACGTTGTTGTGGCAAAAGACACCTCCGCGACAAATTGAAAAGTTGTGTTGGTACTGCCCGTGTTGGAGCGGTAGATGCGTTTCTTTGCGCCCGTGCCCAAGTTGTAGTTACCACTCGGGTGCTGATTAGAAGGCATTGGAATAGTGACAGTTTCAGTATCGGTCCGCTCTAAAACATTACTTGCGGGACTAGGCGGGCCTTCTTCTCCGAAGGCAGTAACGAACGTATAAACGTACGCCACGTCGTCAGGCGTCTGCGTATCGTCGGCAGTGCCAGTTTTACTTATTGTCGGAGCAGTTGCGGGGGCTGGAACACCGAGCCTGTAGCTCGCAGCCGGGTAGCTAGAACCAGCTACAATCGTAGAGGCCGTACCCATACGCGGGTAGTCTTCACCGGTCCAGTACAAACGATCTAAAGTGTCAGCCGGTATTGGACCCTCAACCACGGACACCCCGTCGTCGTTCCACTGCAACCAATTGGTGTCGCGGTAGAAAAATATAGAGCGTCGTTGACCGTTACTAAGGGTCAGTGTATCAACGTCCGTCGTTACGGGCTGTAAACGGCCTGACTCAAAGTCTATATTCTCGGCTATCTGGGCAAACTGCTCAGATAAGAGGCGCGGAGACACGCCCGGTGCAGTACCACTAAATCTGTCGCGCTTAAAATACGCCATAGCTACCTCACTTTATGAGCAAGGTGACAATAAGCCCTGCCATACCGCCCAATAGCATCACCCCCAGAGTGAACATTCGTTTGTTCATAGTCTCTAGAGAAACGTCGATACGGTCCAAGCGATTAAAAATCGTCTTGGACCTTTCTTCGCACATGGCTTCGTGGGATGCGATCCTATTGATAGCTTCCCAGTAGCGGTCTATTGAATCATTCGGCCTCGATGACCTCGGTTTCGTCGTCACTGGTTTCACTTTTCACTCGCTGGCTAATTAAGGAAGCGAGGTTTGTGACTGACACTTCGTGGATCACGGCCTGTCTACGAGCGCCGACCATCATCTCATTTGCTTGAGCATGTAGTGACAGCATCTCTTTTACCTCGTCAGAAAGATCGGCGATTGAATACTCGACATCGTCGATAGTTACAGTTTGGACTTGAACATCCTCAGTCATTTGCTAACTCCTATAGGGGAAAAACATCTACCAGCTATTTTATTAGCTGTGCTAATTTTTGCAACTGTTAGTTACCACCTAAAGGGTTCGTTGCATCTATCGCAGTCCAAAGGTCATCCATATCTCGCTCAAATCTAGATAACCTGTCGTCAAGGGTGCTTAAAGCCTCTAGCTTACCGCTGACGCGAAGCTCTGTTTCAGAAGACATCTTTTCCACAGCGCTGATCCTGTCTCTGATATCGAGCAGTTCTTTCTGTGCGTCCATGATCTGCGACAGATTGGCACCTAACTCGGACAGTTTTCCCTGTAAGTTCTCAACGTCAGCCGTCCCAAGCGCCTGCTCCATGTTAGAAAGGCTTACGTCCATAGCTTGTAGCCGATCTGAGTTAGTGCCGCGCAAGTCGTCAAATCTTGCCGCCAACGCATCAGCCTTAGCAGTAGCCGCTACCACAGCCTCTGACTGCTCATTCAGCTGAGAGAAAAACTGCGATGCGGCCCAGATACCACCAGCAAGCGTGGACCCGAACGTAAATACAATCGCTATCCAGACCCCCTTTATAGAAGTCCCAGCTACATTTACTTCAATATCTTCAAGAGCCATTACCGCCTCCCAAGCATTCTTCGCGCTCTTCGGTGCTATAACCGAACCAGCAACCGCCCTCCGGCGAGGAGGTCCAAAATTCTTCAGTCTCCGCACGGGTTAACACTTGCTGTGCGTCAACAAAGTAATTGTTTAGCTGCAAGCCTTGTATCGTTGCGCCATCGTCGAACGACACCCACAACGCTTGGGTAGCCACGTCAAAGAAAGATGAGCCAGCTTCTTGGTACGTGACTCGAAGGTCATAAGCCATACTGTTTGCCTGCTCCAGAAGGGAGTCGTCATTTGCTACCGCCATGTACGCAGCAGCCGTTTGGATTGCTGACTCGGTGTTAGACAGCGCGTCGTTATAAGCTTCGATCTCTTCGTCTTGCAGCGTTACGTCGTTAGCAGCCATGAACTCTTGCAGTTCCATAGCCTCTCGCTGATCGGGGGCAGAGGCTGCATCTTGTGCTCGCTCATTCACCTCGGCAACCATAATTATTTGCTGTGCAGCTTCAACATATGTGTCGATCATCTGAGACACTGTGTCCATTGCTTGGTCGGTCTGATCCTGAAAGTACTGATCCGCACCGGGGTCGTAGGAGTAGGTAGCTGCTGCTACAGCTGCAACTGCTGCGTTATAAGCGTTTTGCTGCTCCTCTGAAATGTGGCCGCCATCCTTAGCCATATTTGGTGCTATCTGCCCGTTTAGCGCGTAGGCTTCTCCACCGGCGATCGTCTTGATTCCGTAAGCAAAAGTATCTCTAATGCTCTGCGATGTATTGACTAGGTCGTCAATCTCCGCCGCGTTTAGTGGAACGGAAACGCTCGCTAATACTAGCGTCAGACTCTTCAACTTCATTACTATTACCCCCCGCTAGTAGTTCGTCGTAAAACTCCTTATCTTCCTTATAATCTGGTATCCACATTTCTGGATTTGACTTCACTTCCAGTAAAGCCATCTTGCCAACCAACAACCTGCCGCCTCGGATGATCGGACAGGGCGTCGCAGACATAAACATAGCGCGCCAAACCTGCGCGTTCTGGCACATCAAGCTTACAGATGCGACCTTCATCCCCATGTTCGACAGCGTTATTGCATTGAGCCTTCTATTACACTCTGCATCCTGCACGTATTTGCCTGACGAGATGCCTACAGACATAACCTGTAGACCGCCTGACAAAGACTTCAAACATGACTGCTGCCCGCTGCTCATTAAGCTAGGGCTGATAGCCGTTGACACCGGCATAGACCTAGAGCCAGCGCCGTTGTAAGTCTTACTTACATTCCCGTTGTTTGAGTTCGACGTGTTTAAATCGCCCTCAATATTTGTATCTTCGCCACCATCATCAAAGTCCGGTTCGTACTCGCCGTCGTTTCTTTCTGGTGCTGGGTCTATCTCAGGCGAAGGCTCTATCTGCGCGAAAGCCAAGCTAGGGACTAACAAAGCAACCAACGCCCACCTCATACTATAAAACGCAACTCCGTTTGACTGACCGGACCTTCTTCCGTAGCGATAGAGCTAAACGTCCCCGGAATAGTGTTTGCATCTCTGGCAGAAAGCATGTGATCGTGCATAGCTGTACCTGATCCCATGGTCTCAACGCGCCACTCTGAGATGCTCTGGCTAGACCAAAAAGAATTCCGCGCAGCCTGATAATCGGCGCGATACAACCATGACTTGCTACCGGCGACGTCCTGACCAATCAGACCTAGATACCACTCAAATACTCCGTTTGTTATGGTCCCGGCAGCAAGCATTAAATGATGCCCGTCTTCATCTACCGTAAACATAAAAGGCGCTTCATTAAACGTAGTCTTTAGGTGCGCTTTCTTTTCGTCCTGTGTAGACACAGAGAAAAAATGCCACGGATAACTCCCTGCATCCATATCCGCAATACAGTCTGCGTACAAAGCGTCAAACATAGCGTCAGTAAAAGATGTCACTACGGTGAAATTAATCATGTGAAGGCCACCGTAAATGACCCAGAGCCGTCCCAGTTAGAGGGAGTAGACGGAAGAATCCACGAATAGCTTGTGTAGTTGTATTGAGATACGTAACTCCTTGTGGCGTTACCAGAAGTTAAAGGCTGGTTAGGCAGACTGCTCGGCGTGTCTCTAATCGTTGCAAAAAAGTTAGCCGCTCTATTTCCATCTAGCACCATAAACAACTGGCGCGTTGTCGAGCCTTTAACAGTGACCTCAACGTAATAAAGACTTTTAATCGTGGCTCCGTTTAAAGTGTTAGGAGTTAAACTGCTGCCACTAATTGCAGTCTGTTGGCCATGACCCGCGCTATAGCCAAAAATAGACGTGCCCGCTGCTCCCTGAACGAGAGTATGAGCCGCACTCGCGCCGTAGAAGTCCGCAAAATCAATAGCCCCGGACGCTACTCCTCCTAGCGAACGTATGTCGCTATCGTTAAGAGAAACGGTTGTGCCACTAGTCCCACCGGCT